CAGATATATTAGTAGACCCAATCTTGACCCTCCCATAACCAACAGGAACTGGAATTCCTTGAGCAGCCCTATTAGTCGCCCCTTGAAGTAAAAATGATTTTGTTGAAACTGGCGCACTAGGAGTTGGAGACTTCGGGGGTTTAAAAAGAGCGTTCATTGCAACCTGAGTAACTGCTCCCCAAACCATAGAAGTGGCAATCGAAGCTACCAGTCCTTTACCAAATACTCCTATCATAAATGTACCAACAAACCCGCCGTATGTTTTTGGAACAAGATGAATCTCTGACTGTCTTAATTGAACATTATGAAAATCTGTGGTTAAAACATTTTCCTTTAGATCTTCTTTTGATTTAATTTTGTCGGGTGATTTTTTTAGAAAATAATAATCATCTCCTTTGAGTGAATGTGTCAATATATAATCAATAAAACCTTCTTGATTCGCATCTATAGCACTAACAGCTTCTTGAGCAGAAGACACATCCAATCTCCACTTTTTACCAAAGCGCTTACCTAGCTTTCCGTGAAGATATACTGTTCTCATTTTACCTTAAACCTTGTATATCTATACACCTACATTTTCGTATAAGTAAAAGTCATCATCTCTTATGCTATATATGATAAAAGGAATACACAATTGTTCACAACATTTTTTGTCGTAAGGAGATGGATCGCAACTTCCAATACAATGAGAATGAAATATGTACATCACATCATAATCAACCAAGACCCTCGGGTTTAATATAAAGCTTGTTTGTTTTTTATCGCTCAGGTTTTTGCACTCAAGGGCATGGAGTGCACCCGCGCATTCATAAACTATTCCGCAGACTTCTTGATTCGTTTTTTGTTTAGATATTTCGCGTATTTGATCAAGAATGCTTTGAGAAAGTTTACTCGATATTATACTTTTCTGTTCCTGGAAACCCGCCAAATCGCAAGCCTTCATATGTAGAATCTTTTTTATTAAAGTCGGCAAGTTCTTGAGACTCAAATCTTTTCTTGCATGCTGTTAAAGTTTTTTGACATTCATCCCTCAACCAATAATCTCTATCAATAAAAGGATGATGTTGTTCGGGTCTTGAGTGAGTTTGCGAGCAAATGAATACGCTGATTGTTTTTTGATATGGATTTTTTGTGTTTAATGGCGAAACTTTTACAATATCTCCGAGCTGATAACCACCTTCCTTCAACTTGGTCCACTCAGGAACATCATCAGAGTCCGCATATAAAGAAGCATCAGCAACACCTCCTGAACCATTATATCCAAAACCTTCAGTAAGAGATCTGCCGTCAATCGTCTCAATTGGTAAACCTTTGTAGCCACACCCAATGTCGCACCTATATGTCCAGTTACAGTAATCAGAAAGAACAATTCGTGCCGGAACAAAAGCTTCATCAAGTTCAAGTACAGAAACAAGCTCCAACTCAATCATTGTCTTATCTTCAGATGTTTTTCTGTTCACAAAAAATACATCATCATTAAACTGCGAATCTGGATCCGACTCGCCAAATGGATTTACCCCATTTTGGAAATTTTCTGCATCAAGAAATCTTGCAAATGTACGCTTTCTGGTTACCTTGCAATTAACAAAATCTTCATTTGAATAAAATATTTTAGAAAACAGCCCTTCCGGATTGGCTATTTGCATTTTTGGCCTAGGTAGCGTTCCATCCGACTTTGCTTCAAATCCATCAATTTTAATGGGTAATGGTTGATAAGAATATCCCTGCCAAACAATTGGGTTTGAGCCATTTATCATTGGGCAGAATCTATACACAGGTTCAGCTCCTATATTGACTCCGTATAAATCTTTTAATTCGTCAAAATTAGCTTGAAGATTACTAAAATCTAGTTCATACAAATCTATTAGCGCATCAGGCGTTAATGTAAACAATTGTTTATTTAAATTTGATTGTGGTTTTGGCATAGTTAAGAACTTATATATATATTAACCAAAGACTCAACAATTCTATATACAGAAGAATTAGAAATCGCAAGAAGAGATCCGTATCCCTGGTCATACGGTATAGAAGATGCATAAAATTCCGCATCAATTTCGTCCACAAAAACTATATCATCCAAAGATCCCGATTCTTGATTCACAGAGCTTACCCCGACAAAACGATCTTTATTTTCTCCTTCAAACACAACATACCAATATGCAGTTTTTCCTGCTGGAATTTTATTTGTTTTATTGTTTTCAATAAATTGCTCAACCAAAAACTTTGGATGATATGCAAAATAATCAGGCATACCCAATTGAGATCTTGCCATCGAAGTTATAACACCCCTATTGTTTTGAAAAAATTTATTTGCCACACCATTATATGTATCTGTCAAATATCTATCTCCATCTGGTCTTACAACGGTAAATATTTCTCCTCCGGCCAATCCTTCTGTATAAGATTTTGACATCCTCACAGTTTTATTCGCCAAGTCAAACGGCAAAGACGTATCAGGCGGCAAGGTGAAAATAAAATCATCAGCAATCAAATCGTCTTCTATGATCATTGATATATCAGCATTGCCATTTTGAGTCAATATCGAAAACTCAACATTATCATTGTAAAAAACCATTGCGTCAACATCAATAGTTTCATCTCCACCATTTTTTGCATACATTCTTTTCTTAACACGGTCATCAATTTTTATTTCTTCTCCAACTCCCTGGATTGAAAATTGAACAGGGGACTCGCAAAGCAATTCGCCAGCAATAGGCATAATCGGAGTGATTATATTATCCACTTGACTTGCAGACATCTCAATTGGATACTGTTCGAATCTCGCGCTTATACTATGATTGTTTTTATAGTTGTAAGTGTGCGTCCATTCTTGGCACACGAAATTCTTCAATCGTTCGTACGGAGCAGGTGGATTAAATTGAAAAGGAATTGCCCCATAATGTTGTTCAAGAAAATGAAGTATTGCGCGAGCTTCTGCATCATCACGGTTATTAAAATTCAATTCTAAAGTCAACAAGCTTTCATTTATTCCATCTCGATATATTTGACTATATCCTGCGCCCATCCCAATTTCATTTAATCGAGGCTTTTGAGAAACACTCAAAGTTAAAGACGGCTTCCAGAAAAACTTTCTAGACCAACAATCAGTATTTATATCAAGATGATATCCATAATTCCTATTCCACTCTGCTTGCGTTGCGGTTGGATTTTTTCCTGCATATGATTGATCGCCATACCAATAATAAAACTTTTTATTTTCTACATTATAAACAATATCATTTTTTTCATAATATTCGCTATCAGAATATTCATCTATATCAGCAACAAAAAGACCATCTAATTTCTTGAGTATTGAAGTATCTAAATTTCTAAGTTTTACAGATATATCATTATCATTTTCAAAGTTTAAATTGTGAGTCCAATCACTACAATAAAATGTTTTGCTTTGAACTTCTGTATTGTCGTATGGATGAAATGTTGAATCGCCATCCCACTGAAACCCTGAAATTCCCTGGCTGTATTTTAAATTAGGAGAAGGAATATCTTGCTCATGTTGACCTTGATGATTTTCAAGAAAATGAACAATTGCATTTGCTTCTCTATTGGTTCGATTTTTGAATTTCAAATCAACCTCTATATTCAAGCTATTGATATTTTTGGGTTGCAAGATATAGTAACCATTACCATATTCATATTTATAATTGTTTGCGCGAAAATTAACCGTACTACCATAATCAGCATCAAAGAAAAACTCATCGTGTGTCCATACATTTGTATTATCAGATGGCTCTGCATTAATCGCGGTGATCGTCAATTCATTTGGTCCCGCGGGTTCAAGATTTTTAAATGATCCTTCGACAGGTAAAATATTTATAACCGATCCATTTAAATCAGGATTACCATTCAGTGATGATACGTCACTCTTAACATCAATAACTTTATATATACCGTCGTTATTTCCAGTTGATCCATCAATATTCAATAAATGCCCAACCTTTATTTCTGCGCCAGGAGCATCAAGCAAATTAAATGTATCCAAAATGTAATGACTCTGACCGTCACTAGTCATTGGTCCATCAGGAATCAAAGACAATCGATTATTATCTTGTA